CGCCGGATCCCATTCGCGAGAGCGATCCACTCCTGCGGGTTTTCAGGTACTTTTTCTGCAAAATGAGGCCTCACGGCTTTGCCTGCATAGAAGTCACCTCCGCAACTTTCTCTGAAAGGACCTTCAACAAACGTTTTTGACGCGTTCGTCTCAAATCCAAGCAGATTAAGCGCTTGAACGCACTTCTGAGCGAGAGCAGTTGGTACGATTATATCGTCCCCGAACACGCTAATCTCGATTCCTGGAAAGGAACCGGAACCAAACGTGCTCAGCACTTCCTGGCAGATCGCCATGAAAATGACTGACTCCAACTCGAAGGTGTAACCGTTACCCATACCCGAGAATTTCTCGAGAAAGAAAGGACCCTCAGGGGTCTCCACTCTTTTGGTGCGGAGCCGGTCGAGAAGACCGAACCAATCCTCTGGGACCAGGGCTTTGACTAGAAGCCTGGACACGGTATCGCTAGCACTGCTGAGATCTATCGTAGCATGAGAGCCAGTTATACTGGCATCGCGCGCGAACGCGCGATGAACCCCTTCTGCGTGTCTTAGGTCCCAACCCTTACGGGCGAAGGACTCCTTAAGCCGCTTGCCGACGGCAAGCTGGTAAAACACGTTCAGAGAAGGGCCAATCTCTATGCTCCGGTCAGTGAGCGCGTTTTTAGGCACACTCATCCATTTAGCAGCGTCTACGACGCTGACGTAGCTCAGCACCCCATCTTCGTATACCCTCTCCCCTCTCAGGGAGCGAGCAACTATCGCCCGACCCCACGCCGTCTCTTCCCAGAGATGACGAGTTATGTCGAGTGATGATAGGGTAGTCGTGGGTTTAACACTCATTTTGTCGGCGGCCGTTGCCAATTGGCCTCTGCAACACAGAGTGACTCCCGGTCCGAATCGCCCTTGCAGGCTAGCGGGAACCGGACCCATCCACCACCTAACTCTTTTCCGCACGCGTAGTAGGAACTCGCGCACGACCTCGGTCTCACGGTCACTTGGACCGTCTAGGACACGAGATAGAAAGGCGTTGGTACGGGCACATTGCGCTTCGGCGTCCTTCCATTTCTGAAAGGCAACCTCCTCACGATCAATCTGCACCTCTAGACTAGCGTTCTTGTTAAAGAACGCCGCCGCCTGGGCATCAAGAAAGTAGTGTTGCGCATTAGTGTAGCCACCCGGCGAGACTTTTGCTCTCACCAGAGCCTCCCAGTCTTCACTCCCCAATTTCTTAAGGAGATCCAAACAGAAAGGTGTCGCAGCGGTTGCGAGGTACGCTGTAACCGAACGCTTGAAAGTTTTCAAAGCGTCTACTCCTCAGTGAAACGAAGAGCCAGCCCTCCCGGGCCAGCTCACCAACGTTGAACAGTCGGACCCTGTCTAGGGGTCAGACAGCTTTCCGCGCGTTAGCGCGGGGCAGTGCGCGTCTGGAAAGACGACACAATCAACGTGTGATCACGGAGGTTGCCCGATTGTGCAATCGCTTCGTTGACGTCCGTATCAGACGCAAAGGTCGGCACCTTGACTTCTTCCGAAGTCGTGATGTAACCTAGCACTGCTCCGGACACCGAGTCAACCACCGGGAAGGTGGTCGTGAAGCGAGACACATTGGTTTGCTTGTCACTGGACTGGGTCCAGAACTTCGCAACTGGGCGCTTTTGCACCGACGTGCCAACGCTGCTGGGACGCCATTGGGCAGGGACTCCGTCCCCACCGCCAGCGCCTGCGTTGTTCCACACGATATCGGTGACACCATCGTTTTTCTTGATGGTGATGTCGGCCATGGTCGGCATAGTTTCAACTTTCGGTTGTGCTACTTGCGTAGCTGTTGCAATAGCAGTGCGACGGAGGTTGCCCCCCGCTGCACTGACATGGTCCACGGTAGTCTCAAGGCCAGGGTAGGCCCAGATATACCCGTGGTGCGCCACAGTGCGACGTTATCCGCACCCCAGTGAGGGGGCAGATAGGACCGGGTGAAACCGGTATCCCATTTCGCATAGTGGTCCGTGTGTTCCTTAGCAAAGAACGTCTTATTAGGACGATCAAGCTCCAAGCCAACCAAATCTGTAAAGGAAGCCAAGAAGGCATTCACATTCACAAAATAGTCAACCACGAAGCTCCAGGGAGTAACTTCCCATAACACACTGGCTGAGTTCGCAAGACCCAGCTCGTTCAGGAGTAACGTGTTCGGGTTTGTGACCCGTACCCACGACCGCAAACTCCATTCGATGAAGCATTCCTTAATCTCACGATTGAGTACTGCCCCGAAGTCGACCCAACCAGAATCGCGTGAATAAGCCAGCTTTTTCCGGCTCTTCACATAGGCGGGGGGGATACCCGCACCTAGGACGGCAACTGCCGACGCGATATCGCCAACGAGCGGAGCCCAGCCGAAGCTGTACTCCAACACGTGGCCTCCAGTTGACTTCAAGTTTGCACGAACTCCGGCGCCCTTACC